CCACCTCGGCCTTCGCCACGGGCAAGCCGCCTGCCCAGCCGCCTGCCACGCCCCCGGCAGCCGTGCCCGTCAGCGCGACGGCGCAGGCCGCTGCGGCGGCAGGCTCGGTGTCCGGCGCGGCGGCCACCAACGGCGGCATCGACTACAAGGCCGACGGCAACTTCTACGTGATGCCGGCGCCGGTCGCCGCGGCCCCGCTGCCCGCCGGGCTGTGCCCGCAGGGCGACAGCGTGTCGTTCGGTATCCTGTGGAACATGTTCAGCTACGCGCGCAGTTCCACGCGCACGGAGATGGAGTGTCTCGACAAGGTGCTGGCCGTGGTCAAGGCCCAGACGCCGGCGCCCGTGGTGCTGCGCCTGAATGACGGTGTGACGGCCGAACCCGTCATCTGCCCGCTGAAGCCGTCGGTCAAGAGGACCGCGGCCAAGGCAACCAAGAAGGGAGTCTGCAATGCGTGATCATCTGTTGGGCTGCGCCCAGTTCATCCCGGACGTCGAGAACGAACCGACGCACTTCGTCACGCTGCGCAGGCGCTATCCGCTGGGTACGCCGTCGCGTGTGCACCGAGACCTGGAAAGCCACGTGGTCAAGTCCATGGAGGACGGCCAGCAGATCACTGCGTTCGAAGAGTTCGACCACACGCCGGCCGGCATGATGGCCGACTTCCCGCGCGAGTACGACCTGAAGACGATGCTCGGCGAGGCGGCGGATCGGCGCGACGCTGTGACCGGCGACTGGGGTTCGTGGGGTAAGTCGCTCTACGATCTGATGCAGGAGTACGACGAGCAGGTTCAGCGGCAGTGCGGCATCAACGACATGGTGCTGAACGCGAACAAGCAGACGCTCAAAGTGGACACCTACCCGACCTCGGCCGAGATCAAGGACTTCTACAAGCGCGCCGCGCTGAGCAAGGTCGAGGATTGGGAGCGGAAGGTGTTCGAAGCGCGGCTGACGCTGAAGAAGCCGGTGCACGTCGGCGTGGATCTCGGCAGACCGGCCGCGTTGCGCAGCTTGCTGTGCGACGCGGTCCCGAGATGACGTACGCAGGCTCGTGGCGTGACGTGCAGCGCTACCGGAAGTGAACACCAGCCCGTTGCCTGACTGGCGCGGTCACACCTGTGTGATCGCCGCCAGCGGGCCTAGCCTCACTCCCGAGCAGTGCTTCGCGGCCGTGATGTCGAAGGCCAAGGTCATCGCCATCAACACCACGTTCCGCATGCTCCCTGACGCCGACGCGCTGTATGCCTGCGACTACCTCTGGCTCAAGGTCCACAGGAAGCAGTTCATGCCGGCCTTCAATGGCCGCGTGTGGACGCAGGATCGCGCGGCGGCCGAGCAGTTCAACCTCAAGTACGTGCGGCACGCCGCTCGAGACGGGCTGGGCCGCGGCAACACGTTGCACGTCGGAGGCAACTCCGGCCACGGCGCGATCAACCTGGCGTACCTCTTCGGCGCGCGCCGCATCCTGCTGATCGGCTACGACATGCGCGAGATCGGCGGCAAGAAGCACTGGCACCCGGACCACCCGGCGCCGTGCGTGCAGAAGCAGCAGTTCGGTGAGTGGATCCACAAGTTCCGCAAGCTGGCCGAGGATCTCAAGGCAGCGCAGTGCGAGGTCATCAACTGCACGCCCAAGTCGGCGCTGCAGTGCTTCCCGATGGGTGATCTGGAGCAGGAGCTCGCGAAGTGAGAATCGCCAACATCCAAGTCCGCAAGGAGCCGTACTACCGGCGTGCGGCGATCGAGCAGGGCCTGCAGCGGCTCGGCTACACGCTGACCACCGACCGGGCACCCAAGGGCCGCGAATCGCTGCTGGTGCTGTGGAACAAGAAGCGCGGCGCCGAGGAGCAGTGGGCCGACACTTGGGAGCGGCAAGGCGGCACCGTCATCGTGATGGAGAACGGCTACCTGCAGGCGGTCGACAAGACCTACTACGCCATCAGCGTGCACGGCCACAACGGCTCGGGCTGGTTCCCTGTGGGCATCGAGAACCGGTTTGCGAAGCTGGGCTTTGAGATCAAGCCGATGGTGCTGCGCGACGGTCCGATCGTGGTCCGCGCCCAGCGCGGCATTGGCTCGGCGCTGATGGCCAGCCCGCCCGGGTGGGCCGAGAAGATGGCGGCCAAGCTGAAGGCCAACGGGCTGCAAGTTCGGCTGGCCCCGCACCCCGGCGACAAGGGCAAGCTGGAGAAGGATCTGGCCGCGCTCAAGGGCGCCAGCCTGTTGCACATCTGGTCGAGCGCGATGGGCGTGCGCGCACTGGTCGAAGGCATCCCTGTGCAGCACCACGCGCCGCACTGGATCTGCGGCCTTGGTCACCAGACTCGGGAGGCCAAGTTGAACTTCGCCGCGCACGGGCAATGGCATCACGAGGAGATCGCGACGGGCGAACCGTTCGCGCGCATCCTCGACAACTTGGAGTCCGTGAAATGGGCCTGACCATGTGGCCGGTCCCTGGCAAAGCCAAGTCGAAGCTGATCTGCAGCGCTTTCGCTGCGGGGGCACCGAAGGGTGCCAGCGGCTCGGTCTTCTTCGGTACCGAGGGTGTCATGTCGGCCTTCCAGAAGGCCAAGAGCGGCACCTGGTGGTACATCGACAACTCCTACTTCGACAAGCACCGCGGCATTTACTTCCGCGTGACCAAGAACGCGCTGCAGGTCGACCCCCGCGGTCGCGTCAGCACTGGCGAGCGCTTCGACAGACTCGACGTCCCGATCAGGGCGTGGTGCGATCCGCTCGGCGAAGACACGCTGTTGTGCCCGCAATCCGACGACTTCATGAAGTCGACGCTGGGCCTCAAGGATTACGACTGGACGCGCGAGGTGCGGTCGATCATCAACACCTACGATCGCCCCGACCTGCCGGTGCGCGTGCGGCACTGGAACCGCGACAAGCTGAAGGCCGCCGTCGTGCTCGAGCACGAGCTCCCGCACTGCCGCCTGGTGATCTCGCACTCGTCGTCGGCCAGCATCACGGCACTGCTGGAGGGCGTGCCGTCGATCAGCACCGGCCCCACGGCCGCGGCGTACCACCTCACCGGGCCGCTGACGCGCGAGTCGTTCATCGACCCGCCGAAGCCCAGCTACGAGGACCGCTACCAGTTCGCCAGCGTTCTCGCGGACAATCAGTTCACTCTTTCCGAGTTCAGCACAGGAGTCGCGTGGAAATGGCTGGAAAAGCAGTAGGCAAGGGGTGGTTCTCCACCGCCGGGCGGCCGGGTGATCGCACCCTCGACCAGCAACTCAACGGTCTCGACCGGCTGCTGGGTGCGGTGTACGGCAAGACCGTGCTCGACGTCGGCTGCGCCGAGGGTCTGATCAGCATCGAGATGGCCAAGGCCGGCGCTGTCGCGGTGCACGGTGTCGAGATCGTGCCTGGCCACGTGGTCGTAGGCAACAAGCTGCGCGGCGATCTGCCCATCACGTTCGAAGTCGGCGACGCGAACGTGTGGAGGCCGCGACGCCACTACGACGTCATCGCGATGCTGGCGCTGCTGCAGAAGGTCAAGAACCCGACCGTCGTGTGCGCCGAGATCGTGGAGTTCGCCCGCGAGATGGTCGTGCTGCGGCTGCCGCCCAAGCACGCGCCGACGATCATCGACGAGCGCTCGGGCAACCAGCCGCATCACATCGGCGAGACCATGAAGCGCGCGGGCTTCTACCTCGAGCACGCGGGCTACGACGGCGCCTTCGGCGAGTGGGTGGGCAACTACCGGAGAGTCAAGTGAAGACGCTCCTCACGATGTACCGCGAGATGGCCGACTCCGGCGTGCAGTTCCGCGGCCTCAGCCTGCTGAACAACGCCGACCAGGTGGGCAAGTTCATCAAGCGCCTGCACGCCCAGACCGTGCTCGACTACGGCGCTGGCGCTGGCGACGCGTACCGCAGCCCGCACAAGATCTACAAGACGTGGGGCCTGCCGATCAGCAGCATCACGCTCTACGATCCCAGCTTCAAGCGGCACGAGAAGAAGCCCGATCGGCGCTTTGACGTGGTCGTGTGCTCGGACGTGCTGGAGCACATCCCGGAAGACGAGGTGCCGCGCTTCATCGCCGACCTGTTCAATCACGCGAAGCTGGGCGTGTGGGCCAGCGTGTGCTGCCGCCCAGCGAAGAAGTTCTTCCCCGGCACCGACGTCAACCTCCACTGCACGATCAAGCCGCTGGAGTGGTGGCAGGAGCAGTTCACGCAGGCCCAGGCGCTGTTCACAGACCTCGACCTGCAGTGGGAACTTGTGGAGACACCGTAGTGGGCGCCGGCGACTGGCTGATGGCCTCGGGCGAGGCCCGCAAGATCCACAAGCAGACCGGCCACGGTGTGCTGATTGTCAACGCCATGGGCAAGATCCAGAAGTCCGAGGTCTTCGACGGCGTGCCCTACATCCTGAGCAAGCCGCCGGCGGGCAAGCCCTACAGCAAGCTGCGCAACGCGGCCGGTCTGCGTCCCTACATCCTTGCCAAGACGATGGAGCGGTGGACGTGGAAGCCCTACAAGCCGATCCCGGCCGAAGTGTTCTTCACGCCCGAAGAGTTGGCCTTCGCCGAGCCGTTCCGCGGCGCGATCATGGTCGAGCCCAACGTCAAGGCGATCGGGCACAGCAACAAGGACTGGGGCTGGATCAACTGGTCGCAGCTGACGTCGGCCATGCGCCTGGAGGGCATTGGCCCGATCATCCAGTGCCTCGGCCCCGGGCAGAAGGCGCTCAACCACGTCGTCGCGGTGGGCACACCCACGTTCCGGCACGCACTGGCCGTGCTGTCGGTGGCTCGAGCGTTCATCGGCACCGAAGGCGGCCTGATGCACGGCGCGGCCGCCGTGGGCACGCCAGCGGTCATCCTGTGGTCTGAGTTCATCAGCCCCGACATCACAGGCTACGCCATGCACCGCAACATCCGGCACGCCGGCAAGCCCTGCGGCATGCGCACGAACTGCCGCGGCTGCCGTGAGTCGATGGCGAAGATCCTGCCAGCGGAAGTGCTGGCCAACCTGAAGGAAATCCTGAAATGAAGCAAGTCAGCGGCTGGTGGATGCCGGACCACGAAGCACACCTGGGCCCGTGGATGGCTCACGCCAAGAACAAGTTGATCCTGAACGGTCGCCAGGCCTACCAGGGCAAGAAGCAACTCGCAGCGCTGAAGCACTGCAAGAAGCACCGCGTCGCGGTCGACGTCGGCGGCCACGTCGGCCTGTGGTCCTACAACCTGGCACACGAGTTCGGTGCCGTGTTCGCGTTCGAACCGGTGCTCGCGCACCGCGAGTGCTTCGAAAAGAACCTCGCCGGTGTGGGACAGCACGTGCACCTCCACGGCATTGCGCTGGGCGCCAAGCAAGGTTCGGTGGCGATGTGGTCCGAGAAGGGCAGCAGTGGCAACACGCAGGTCCGCGGCGAGGGCGACATCCCGATGGAGACCCTCGACAGCCTCGACCTGATCCACGTCGACTTCATGAAGTTGGACTGCGAGGGCTTCGAAGAGAACGTGCTGCGCGGTGGCGTCGAGACGATCACGAAGTGGAAACCAGTGGTCATCGTCGAGCAGAAGCGCGACATGGCCAACCGCTTCGGTCTGCCGCTGCTCGGCGCGGTGGACTTCCTCAAGACCCTCGGCTACAAGGTGGCCGAGGAAATCAGCGGCGACTTCATCATGGTGCCGGCATGAAGGTCTACATCGGATACGACGAGCGCGAGCACGAGGCCGCGCAGGTTTGCGCGAAGACGCTGCGCGAGGTCACCTTCGGCGAGATCGAGCCGGAGTTCCTGTGCCTCAGTCGCCTGTACGCCAGCGGCCTGCTGACCCGGCCGCGCGACACCCGCACGCTGCGCGAGTACGACCTCGTCAGCAACATGCACTACAGCACGCGGTTCAACATCTCGCGGTTCCTGACGCCGATCCTGTGCCAAGGTGGCTTCGCGCTGTTCCTCGACTGCGACATGGTGTTCCTGACCGACCCGCGGCAGATGCTGCAGGAGATCACCGCGGCGCGTGCAGTCAGCGTGGTGAAGCATCAGCACGCGCCGACGCGCGAGGTGAAGATGCTGGGGCAGGTCCAGCGGTCGTACGCGCGCAAGAACTGGTCGAGCGTGATGCTGTTCAACTGCGACCATCCGGCCAACCGGCGGCTGTCGCTGTGGGACGTCAACCACCGCACGCGCGACGAGCTCCACGAGTTCTACTGGCTGGCCGACGACGAGATCGGCGAACTGTGGCGCGGGTGGAACTGGCTGGTGAACGAGCAGCCGCGGCCGCAGCCACTGAACATCGCTCACTTCACCAACGGCGGGCCCTTCAATGAAGGGTGGCCTGGCGCCGAGCACGACGACCTGTGGTTGAAGGCTGCAGGGCGATGAAGGTCCGGTGCCTGCGACCGGGGTTGCCGAAACGCATCTCGACGCACCCGAAGGCGCGAGGCATCAAGAGCGCCGCCGACATAACAATCCACGGGCGTCTAACGCTGAAGGTCGTGGTGTTTGAGAAGCAGCGCGATCTCGTCCACTTCTGGGCCGAGGTCTTGGGTAAGCCCCGCCTCGGTCGACGTACGCTTGGCGCGGTCAATGCACTATCGCACGAGATCATCACGATCACCCCCGGTAAGCCGGATCGCAGCACGCTGTGGGTTGACCCTCGGTACTTCGCGATCATGGGTCTCGTGCATGGGCACCTCAACATGGAGATCGTGACCCACGAGTCTGTGCACGCCGCGTTCTGCTACGCGAAGCGGTGCAAGCGCACGCCGTGGGCGCACCACGCCGAGTTCGATGAAGAAGAGGTGGCATACCCCGCCGGCCGCATCGCGCGGGCACTCAACGCCTACCTGCACGACGAGGGGTTGTACGCTACGGCGCCGACGCGGCGGAAGGCCAAGCCTTCAGCAAGGCCCTGACGCCGGCCTCGCACTGCTCACCGTCTCCTGCACTTTCTTCACCAACGCGCAGTGCCTCGTCAAGTAGTGACCCGAGGGCTTGGGCTCGATCCCGGCAGGCGGCGACGGAATCTTCACCTGCTCGACCACTGCCGACAGCGTAGGCGTTGATCTGGTCGCGCAGGCCGTTGCGCTCAGTGCGAGCGCGATTGAGAGCAGCGACCACTTGAGTCGACGCAGCACGTTCCTTGAGCAGAGCATCTTGGGCCTCCTGGATCCGGGTGTTGAGCGCCTGCTCGAGCCGCCGGTAGGCGTCCGAAGCGGCCATGGCGGCAGCGTTGTGCTCGGAGATCGCGCGGTCCAGCACGACCTGCACTTCGGCCCGGCCTTGCTTGAGGTAGACGCTGCGCGCCTTGAACCAGATGCCGGTGCCTGCGATGCCCAGCCCGAGGATCAACAGCCCGCTCATGGCCAGCTGCGGGCCGCCAGGGATGAACTTGAGCAGCGCAGCGGGGATCACGCCAGCACCTGCAGGAAACGCTGGTACAGCGCCCGGCGCTCGTCGGCGCCGAGCATGGCCGGGCCGTTGATGCGCCGCGTGATCACGTCGATCTGACCGACGTCGGCCATCGCGTTGAGATTGCCCACGGCCCAGTACCAGGCAGCCGTGAACGCCGCGTCGGGCGGCTCGGCCACCAGGTCGGGGTTGGCCTTGTAGTCCGTGCCCAGCCCGTCGCCGGCGGCCATGTAGTTGGCCCGGCCGGTGAGTTGGAACAGCCCGCGGCCACGGTACTTCCACCCGTCCCCGCTGGCGGTGTCGCCGTTACCCAACCGGTTGGCGTACACGCGATTGGCCAGCTTCTCCGGCTGCCGCAGATACTGCGCCGCGTCGGCCAGTCCGGTGAACCGCCCCTTGAAGACCTCCATCAGCCGCTCAGGTGTGCTGTAGGACAGGTTCTCCTGCAACCGCGTGAAACCGATGCTCTCGTGCGCGGCTTGCGCAAGGAACGCTGCGGCGCGCTTGGGCGTGTTGATGGTGAACGCCGTCATCGCAGCGTCAAGCGGCAGTTCGAACTGTCCGGCCACGTCGCGGTCGATGCCGCAGTCGACGAGTTGCTGCAAGGTGATCACTTCGGGGGCTCCTCGGAGGCAGCAGGGGGTTGAGGCCACTGCTGCCGGCCGCCCTTCCACGCGTCGATGGCCTGCAGCAGCACCATCGACCCTGACCAGGTGACGGCGTACAGGCAGAGTTCTTCGAAGGTGATCTTGTCGTTGAGTGTGCGGCTGAAGACCACCCACGTGTGGCACATGCAGCAGATGAAGGCGGCGAGGCGCCCCCAGCTGAGTTTGTTGCGGTCGTCGCGCAGGAACTCACTGGCGTCGAACTCCGGCCCCTTCTGGGCTTGGAACAGCACCCAGATGAACAGGCCCGACATGAGGATCAGGCTGAGGAACGGGATCAGGCGATCGAAGGTGAAGGCGTTGAACAACGCCCCGGCCGCAGCGATGTAGTCGGGGCCGCTCATTGGCCGCTCGTTTTCGCAAGCCTCGCTTCACTGGCCAGCAGACGGCGTTCGTGGTCTGCGAGTCGCAGATCGTGTTCCACGTCCTTGAGGTTGCGTGCGCCCAAGTCGAGAGACATCTGCCGCACCTGCGCGCTCATCTCGTTGAGCACCTCGGCCTGCCGCTGCTGGCCAAACCACAAGGTCACTGCCTGCCCTGCGATCACCGCGATCACGCAGATCAAACCCCACAGAGGGATCTCGCGGTTGACCTTGATCGGAGGGTCGCCGTCGCGGATGTGCGCCATGTCATTCCCCGTTTGATTCGTCATTGCTGGCCTCAGTGGAGTATTGTTTGGCGCTACCTTAGCGCGCTTTAATTTTACTTCGGTACTGGTCCAACGAATGACTTGATCATCGTCCCGGACTTGCGTTCGCCGGTTACGGTCTTGGGGTCCAAGACCTCGTCGAGCGCCTTGAGGATCGGGGCGTCGGATTCCACGCCCGCGATGCCCTTGACCTTCTCGATCATCTCCTTCATCCACTGCTTGGCCTGCGCGCGCCAGCTGCCCCGACCGGTGAAGCGCTCGTGCATGATGCGCGCGCCGTTGACCGCCCAGAACTCGGTGGGGTTCACGAACTGGTAGTCGTCCTTCGTCAGCACACCGTCGTCGAAGGCCTTCTTCACGGTCGACAGCGCTTCGGCGTCACCACCGGAGGCCTTCTCCATCGCTTCCATGGCCGCGCGGCGCTCGGGGGTGGCGTCGGCCATCCGCGTCTTCGTCGCGCGCTCCCACGCCCGACGGATGCCCTGCTGGACAGCTTCCGGCATCAGGCGCTCGGCGTGGTGGAAGATCTCGTGGATCGCGGTCTGGGGGTTGGTCTGCCCCTTGAACAGCTTGACGATCTCGCTGGCCGAGTTGTAGCTGCCCTTGGCCTGGGCGTTGGCGGGCGTTTCCACCTCCACGCGCAGGCCGCGTGCCAGGTTCGGGTTCTTGTCGAGGGCCCACAGCGCCAGCGCGCCGCCCTCCTTGTCGAGCGAACCATCGGCGATGCCGTCCTCGATCGCACGCCGCGATTGCCGGCGACCGCGCGCCGTCGGAGGCGGCGGGGGTGCAGCTTTCGCCTTGGCGCGCAGCTGGTTGTCGAGGAACGCTTCGTCGAGGTTCGGCAGCGCCAGGTCTAGCGCTTCTTCGCCTTTGCCCGGCGCTGCACGCTCAGGGCTATCGCCACCGCCTGCTTCTGCGGCTTTCCGGCCTTCATCTCCCGGCGCACGTTCTCGCTGACCGCCTTCTTGCTTGCCGACTTTATCAGGGGCATTTGCCTTCTCCTTGGGAGCGATCTTCTCAGCGCGCTCGAGCAGCGCCGCCTTCACTTCAGGATCGGGCTCGGCTTCGGCGGCTTTGCGGAGCTCGTCAGCCGCGGAGCGCTTCTTGGCCTCCGCGTCGCGCTTCTTCAGGATGGCGTCCTTGACCTTCGCCACCTCGGGGTGGTCGGGGATCTCCGGCGCGGGCTTCACGACTTCCGGCTTGATCTCGGTGGCCTCGCCGACCGGAATCTTCTCGTCGGGCATCTCCGGCGCGGGCTTGACCTCCTGCGGGCGGATCTCGGTGGCCTCGCCGACCGGCACCGGCTCGGCGCGCTCGGCCGCCGCGGCCTGCTCGACGCGGGCCATGCCCTGCTGGCGGCGCGCTTCGATCGCGCCAGGCGTGCCCATGGCCGCGTTGGAGGCGTCGGTGGCCGCCACTTCGGCCGGGCCGCCGGCCACCAGCGTGTCGGGCAGGTCCGGCCGGCCGGGCACGGCGGGGATCTGCTGCCCGGCGCGCTCGGTCAGCGCGGCGCGCGGCCCGGTGGTGGGCGGCGCTTCGCCGACGGCCGGGGTCAGACCCTCAGCAGGCAGGGCTTCGACAGCGGCAGCAGGCGCCGCGCCGGGCGTGGTCTCCCAGTCCGGCGTCAGGTCGCCCAACGGGCGGCTTTCGGCCAGTGGGATCTGCGAACCCGGCCGTTGGGGCACACCTTGCGGCAAGGCTTCGGTCTCGTCGACCGCGCGCACCATGCCGGCCGGATCGACGCCACCCTCACGCGGAGCGCCGGCACCAGGTGCGGTCTCCCAGTCCGGCGTCAGGTCGCCCAACGGGTTGGCACGCGCCGGCGCGGCGCCCTGCGGCACGTCTTCGAAGCCTTGGCCCAGCGTGGGCTCGGGCGGCGGGCCCTCGGGCTTCGGAGCGTTGCGGCGCTTCTCGGCTTCGATCATGCGCTTCACGACGCGCGGGCCGATGAAGTTGTAGGCGGCTGATGGCAACCACAGCGCGCCGACCTTGAACAGCTTGGCGGCGTCGCCCAGCACACTGTAGACCGCGGCGCGCTCGGCCGTGTTCGACGACACCTGCTCCTTGAGCAGATCCTGTCCGACCCGGGCGTACTCGCCCAGGTCACCGCCCTCACCACGCGCCATGCGACGCTTGCCTTCTTTGGTGCTGGTGACGACGCCCTTGAGCGCCGACGGCGGGAAGTTGCCGTCGGGGTACTTGGCAACCAGCGGCTCGAGAGTCTTGCTCACGGCGTAGCGCCGGCGCGCATCGGTCAGCGCAGCCACGTCGGCGGCGTCGTTGATGTTGTTGGCCAGCGCGTCGTCAAATCGATGGACGACGTCATCCAGCGCATTGGCGAGATCCGGCTTGGCGCCGCGCACGTTGCGCGCCCGGCTTTGTGCCTCGGTGCGCAACTTGCGCAGAGTGTCGCCCGGGATCACACCGCCATTGTCCGCGGCGATCTGCGCCAAGTCGTCGGCGAAAGTCTTGACCACGGCCTGCACGTCGGGAGTGTCCCGACGGGCCAGCGCGTTCAGGTCTCCGAAATCGTCGACCGGCACTTGGTACTTCGACGAGATCTCGCCGATGCGCTCGCCGGCCGCGTCCTGCAGTTCCTTGAACGTGGCGTCGTCAAGCACCGTGGCCGTGGTCTCAGGGTCCAGTTGCTTGGCCAGTGCGGCGCTGAACTTGTCGCGGCGGGTCTGCTTCAACTGCGCACCACCGGCGCCCGGCACGCTCTCGGCCGTCTCGCCCAGCAGCTTCACGAACTTGTTGCCGCTCAGCTGGTGAGGGCTGATTGGAATGCCTGCTTCCACGGCTGTGGCCGCGCGCTTCATCGTGGACGGGTTGACGACTGGCGTCGCAGCCTCGAGTGCAGCGTTCACCAGCCTGCCCGCTGCGGCGCGCACCGCGCCACGTTGCGCGGCCAACGGCGCCGCCGTCGCGGGACCGGCCAGCGTACCGAAGACGCCCGCTGTGGGCGGCAGGACCTGCCCGACCTTCTCGAGCGGCTCCATGGCCGCCTCGGTGTACTCCTGGCCGGTCTGCGACATCGGTTTGCCGCTGGTGACGCCCACCATCTGCAGCGCGTCGCGCACGCCTTGGATGCCGCGCTGCGCACCCTCGGCGAAGCCCTTGTCGCCGCCCTGCTCGGTGTTGATGCCGAAGATGCCTGCCAGGCCGCCGACGGAGCCGCCCAGCAGTCGCGTCGCAACCTCGAGGCCAGCCTCGGCGGCGCCGACGGCGCGCGAGATGACCGGGTTCGCCGCGCGTCGCGTCGCTTCACGCTGCTCGACGATCTGGCGGGCCTTGGCCTCGGCGGCCACGCGCGCCGCGGCAGCGGGGTCCTGCGGCACTGCGGCGGCGCCGGTGAGAGGCTTGGCGGGCACTGCTGCGCCGTCCAGCTTGAAGCCGGGCGGCAGTTCGTCGACCGTGAAACCTTGGGGCGGCTCAGCCGCGCCGGCGCGCTCCTGCCGGCTGATCTCGTCCTGGATGACGCGCCGGGCCTCGGGATCCTTCTCCCGCGCGAGTTCGGTCTTGGCCTGGCGGATGTTGGCCGGGCTGCGTTCGAACTCGTCACTGCGCGCCTGTTCGGCCGGCGACAGCTTGGCCAGCACGGCCAGCTTGTCTTCGGCGGGCGAGCGCTTGACCGGCTTCTCGTCGTCGAGCGCGAAGCCGGGCGGCAGATCGGTCACTGCATCGGCTGCCACGCACCCCCCTTGAAGACCATCTTGGCGCCGTTCGGGCCGGTGGCCGTCTGGCCCTCCTGGTACTTCGGTGCGCCGGCGGGCTTCGCACCGCCGCCGGCGTTGTCCTTCGCGAAGCCCTCGCGGATCTCCTTCTTGACGATGCCCGGGGCGCGGCCGGCGGCTTCCATTTCCTTCTTCAACTGGCCCATGATCGCGACGACCTGCTCGTGGCTGTCAGCCGTCGAGAGCATGGCGCGGGCGTGATCCTTGTCGCTGACGGTCGGCGTGCCCACCGGGCTGATCGCGCGGGCGTACGCGTTGATGAACGAGTTCAGGGCAGCGCCGAACTCGCGGATCTCGGTGCCACCGGTATTGGTGTTGTAGGCGTTCAGGGCCTTGTTGATCGGCATAAACTGGGTGCGCGAGACGTTCTGCGACGTCTCGGTGACCAGGTCGGCCATCTCGTAGGCCTCGGACTTCGCCAGCCCGAAGTTGGCCTGGCGCGTGCCGAGCGCGCGCTGCGCTGCGTTCATGCCCATGAACTCGGACTGCTTGGCCGCGATCTCGGCGCCGGACAGGCCCTTGTTCCGTGCAGCCTCGGCGATGGCCTCGCGCAGCGCCACGACGTTCGCTGCACCTTGCGCGCCGCGGCCGAGGTTCTGCATGACTGCCTTGTCGCCGGACAGGTACTGGTCCGCCATGGTCTGCAGCGTGCTGGGCGACAGCGTCGGCTCCGCGCCGCCGGCCGCGTTCTTCAGCGCGCGGGCGCCGAGCTCGGTGATCTTGGCTTCGATCAAGCGCTTGTCGGCGTCGGTCTGCTGCTTCGGTGCACCCGGCAGCAGGCCGCCGGTCTGCAGGCGTTTGGCGGCTTCGTCGAACGAGATGTTGTTCTCGGTGGCGTAGCGGCGCACGGCCTCGATCTTCTGCGTCGTGGCGTCCTTCGGCACGGGCTTCGTGCGCGCGGTCAAGTCGTCGAGGTACTTCTTCGCCTCGGGACCGGCCTCCTGCGCACCCTGCGCCAGCTTGGTGGCAATCTGCGGGCTCTGTGCCGCGATGGCCAGCGTGCCCATCTGGCCCATGTAGTCGAACGCGCGCTTCAGGTTGATCGGCACGATCGCATCCTTGGCGTCCGTGGTGCCTTCGCGGGTCAACGGGGCGTCGTAGTACTTCTCCGACCCGTCATCCGTCTGCACATAAACGCGCACGATCGGGAAGACCTTGTCGGGGTGGTCGATGCCGTCGGCGCCGCGGGCCGGCACCAGGTTGACGATCTCCTTGCGCGTGATCGTGCCGCCGTGCGGGCTCGGCTCGCCGATGCCGCGGCGCAGGTACGTCGGGCCCAGCAGGCCGTTCACGCCCTTGATCTGCAGGCCGGGGTTCCCGGTCTCGAGGCCGGACTGGATGTCGGCGATGTGCTGCGGCATCTTCTGCACGTCCTCGGGCAGCATGCCCGTGGCGCGCGTCCAGTGCAGGTACAGATCCTTGGACGTGGCCTCGCCAATGTCGGTCTGGTCGGTCTCCACGCGAGAGAAGAAGTCCAGCGACTCCTGACGCGCCGCCCCCACTTGGGCCCGCAGCGTGCCGTGCCGCTTGGCGTCTTCCGGGTCCACCGGCATGCCCTGCAGCTGGCGCGCCGCCGCGGTCTTCTCGATGTCGGCGATCTCGGCCTCGCCGGCGGCGATGCCCTCCTTGACGCGAGCCGCGCGGTCAGCGGTGTCGAGCCGCTTCTGCTGACGCTTCTCGGTGCCGCGCCGCAGCGTGATGTCCTCTTCGGCGCGCATGTCGGCCTGCCGCTGCCGTTCGTTCTGCAGCGCGGTTTGCTCGCGGTTCTGCTTGTCGAGGTCGGCCTGACGGGCCATGCCGTAGCCCGACTCGATGCCGCGGGAGAGTACTTCGTAGACGCCAGCCATGATGTGCCTTCAGTCGAACAGGCCGGCCGCGATCGCGCCGACGGCGCCGCCAATCAGCGAGCCCAGCGGGCCGCCGACCGAGCCGTACTGCGCGCCCACCGCCGCGCCGCCCAAGGCACCCAGCGTCGAGCCGAGTTGCATCTTGCCGGCCTTCTCTTGCTGTTCCAGCGCCTTGTTCTGCCGATTGCGTTCGGTTTCCTGGTCGGCCGCGTTGGCCAGCGCCTGACCGGCCTCTTGCTGCTGGCCCGCACCAAGGCTCGCGAGGGTTGCGCCTACACCTGCCATGTCATGCTCCGGTGACGGGGGCGGGGTTGCCCAGAATGGATTGCTGGCGCTGGCGCGTGAGATCGCCAGCCATGTTCTGCGCGCCGACATCGGCCAGCGCGCGGCTCAGGCCGAACTGGCGCTTCTGCGCCGCCTGCTGATCCGCGTCCAACGTCACACCGAGACCGCGCAGGCGGCGCTGCACGGCGCCCTCCTGTTGGTTGAAGGACGCGTTCACGTCGGCGCTGGCGTTGGTCATGGCCTTGGTGACCTGCCCCGGGTCGGTGGCGTACTGGATCAGCTGATTCTCGAGCGGCACGAACGTGTTGACGTAGTTCGCCCACTGGTCGCGAGTCATCGCGGCATAGGTTTGCGCCGCGTAGTCCTTGGACCCCGGGCTGATCCCGTACATGTTCGGGTTCGGGTTCGCGCGAAGCGTGGGGCTGTAGATGCCGGCTGGCATGTCACTTACCTCCTGCCGTGGGCATCAGACCTGGTGAGGCCGCCGGCCGCACGCCGATGCCGTTCGGGTCGATCGTGAGGGCCTGCTGCGGCTGCGCGCCGAAGGCACTCTGGACACCGTAGCCTGTAAACTGACCGACCAGTCCGGCCTGCGCAGCATGCTGCTGTACGGACGCCTCGGCGTCGGCCTGAGCCTGCCGCGCGCTTTGTTGGGCCTGGCGGCCAAGTGCATCGCCGACTTGAGCGCGTTGTCCTTTGCCAGTGGCGGCCAGTGCCGACAGACCGGACAGGTACGCGTCGTCGACCTGCTGATCGGCAACGGCCATGCCCACACCGCGCGACGCGGCCTTGTCGGCCTCGACGCCGGTGACGCCTAGGTCGAACTTGCCGGAGCCTGGTGCTGCGCCGCCGGCAGCGAGCATCTTCTGGACGGCGCCTTGCGCCTTCTCGAAATTGATCGCGGAGTCGACGTTGGCCTTGCCGGCGGCGGCCTTGCGTGCCGACGAGCCTTCTTTGCCCATCTCCTGCACGGCGGTGGCAAGGCGCTGCTGCACGGGCAGCCAGCGCTTCTTGTAGTCCGCAAGCTGATTGACAGCGAACTCGACCTGAGCCCGCTGTTGCGGGGTCTCTTCGACTTGATCCTTACCACCGCCCATAATTGACGCGCCTCACGAATCCATCGGTTCCGCGACGTTGCCATTCCGGCCCCAGTCGCCTCGCCCAGCCTTTGCGCCTTGCGATGAAGGCGATTGTCTGTGCTCCGAGATCGCGCCCGATCGAATCGAGTGCGGCGTCTTGTCGCTCGAATGCGCCATGCTTGAAAGCGATGGCGATCCATACGAAAAGCTCGAGTCCCTCTGCACCAGGCCGCAGATCGACGACAAGCATGCCGTCTTCGCAAGCCAGGCACATGGCCCGTTCCTGCTCGCATTGTGCCTGAATTTCGCGCAATTCGGCAGGGTAGGCGATGCCCCGACGCAACCCCCGGCAGGCGGCCTCCACCATCTCGGGGCCTTCGATCGTGAAGGTGGTGCCGGAGATCATCAGATCTTGAAGTTGGTCAACCACGGGTAGCCGTTGCCGCCGGCGGTAGCGATGTTGAACTGGCGCGCGGCGACCACCGGGCCTGTGGTGTTGTACGGCGTCAGCGGGCCGACGGTGCCCGGGCCGAATCCGATCTGGCGCAGCTTGATCACGAAGCCCTCGCCATTGGCAACGCCGAGCAGCTGCGCAGCGATCCAGTAATGACCCGCGAACGCGCCGCCGCTATGCTGCGCAGCTGGCGCAGTAATCGCGCCGAAGGCTACACCGTGACGCGCCAGCGCACCGCCTTGTTTGTTGCCTACCGCGTGCAGGTCGGCGCCCTTGTCGCTCGCATGGTGCTAAACCAACACCCGGAGACATAACGTGGACACCCTCGACAACACCCAAGCGCATTGCGCCCAGCTTCACACCAACGACAAGAACCGCGCCGAGGCATACGCCGACCGCATGCAGTCGCTGGGATACCGCGTCACCACGTCGAGCGACTACAGCCCGACCAAGCGCGGCACCGTCTACACCGTCACCGTGGCCGCGGGTCACGCGGTGTGGGGGCGCTTCGTGTGGGGCGGCGACGCATGGGCGACCGGCACACAGACCGTGTGGGGGCCGCCCGCTTTCGGTTCCAGCGAGGCGCGATGGGGCGCCTTCGCGTGGGGTGTTTTCTGCTGATCTGAGGCCTCAATGACCACGACCATCACACCTGTCTCGCAGTACGACGCGGCCACCCTCACGCGCAACGCCGACGGCGAAGGCTCCATCGTGCTGGCCACCAACGACGTGGAGATCACG